GAGTCAAACGAACTTGAACAACTTGAAGAATCAACCATCAGACAGCTATCAACCTTGTATAAGACAAGACGAGGTAGCATTCCCATGCATAGAGATTTTGGCTTGCTATGGGATATTTTGGCAGAGCCTACTCCGATTTTTCAAAACAGGTTCACCGTTGAGGTTGTAACGCAAACGGAAAAGTACGTTCCGGGAGTAGCCGTGGACTATATAGATTATGTAGACCGTGGTGAAGAAGGAATTCAAGCTATTGTCCATGTGAAAAGGAGGTAAAATGGGGATTTTTGACAGTTATCCGAAGGTAGACTTTATCGAAGGAATAACAGCGGAAAAACTGGAAGCGGAAATGCTATCCGCTTTTCAAAGGAAGAGAAAAGAATTGACCGGAGTAGACGAAGTTATTCCACAATCTGATGACAGGAGAATTATTCTTGCTACCTGCGCCTATTACCTTTTCCATGCTTACGAGCAGATAGACTTTTCTGGAAAGATGGGATTGCTTAAATATTCTAAAGGTGCTTACCTAGACAATCTCGGAGCTTTCAAAGGATTGCAGAGATTAAAAGCGAAGAAAGCTATTTCAACGCTTAGATTCACTCTAAGCGGAGCACAAGCATCTAATTCGGTTGTTCCTAAAGGAACGAAAGTTTCAACGGAAGATGGCCTTACCTTTGAGACAATCAAGGAACTAATCATCAGTAAAGGCGAAATCACTGGAGATGTGGATTCTGAATGTAATATCCCGGGAATTATTGGGAATGGATATAAGGCAAGAACAATTACAAAGCCTGTAGATAATATACCATACGTTCAATCGGTGCAGAACATCACAGAAAGCTCCAGCGGTGTTGATTTAGAGTCTGACGAAGATTTCAGAGAAAGAATCTATCAATATCCTGATAGCTACACAAATGGCGGTACAAAGCGTTCTTACGAGTACTGGATAAAGAAAGCAAGCCAACACATCAAGGATGTTTATCTTGGAAAACGACCAAATTCTACGGAGATAGATGTAGTTTTGCTGTGGGATAACGAAACAGGACAATATAGCGATAACGACCTTGCAGAAGTAAAAGCTGCTATAGACTGGGATAAAATGCCTGTATTTACTGATACACTTACATTTCAGAAGCCGACAGCAAAAGACTATAGCATAGACCTAGATTATTACTTGTATGAGTCTGACAAGTACAGAGAAGCGGAAATTAAGAAAGCTGTTGAAGAATCTGTAAAAGATTACATTGCATGGCAAAGGTCCAAGCTTGGAAGAGATATAAACCAAAATGAGCTAGTCCGGCGGTGCATGGTTAGTGGTGCTAAGAGAGTGGTTGTTAGGAATCCGAACTTTACCATGGTTCAAGGAATCGAAATTGCAAACTGTACTAGCATGAGCGTTACTTTTAAGGGGTGGGAAGATGATTAAATTCTTAGAAGGAGAAATGATTGATTTACTTTCAAGCCCCTATAAGGAGGATGTGGATATACAAGCCTTGTCTTACGCCATGAAAGTAGGTTTTCAATATTTCCAGGGAATGTTAAAAAATATTTTCCTGCTATCGGAACTGGATTCTTTAGATGAATGGATTCTTGATTGTTTGGCAGTAGATTTCAGACTTCCGTACTATAACAGAGAATATGCCCTTGAAAAGAAACGCGGATTGGTAAAGCTTGCCTTTGACAGTAACTATCTAAGCGGAAGCTTGGAAGCCATTTCCAGACTTTCAGATACAATTTTCGGAGAGACAGAAGTTGAAAAGACCGGGAATGCAGAGTTTTCCATTTCCATAGGTGGAGCATTAAAAGCGAGTGAGCTTGAAGCTGTAGCTACCACATTGGAGAATGTAAAAGCATTTAGAGATACGCTGAAAAATGTAAATGTTACAAGAACGGCAATTTCAGAAGAGTTCATCGGAAGTGCTATTCAATCCTTTACTGAATTCACTGTATGCGCAGAATGGGGGAACTAATGGGATACTTTTCAGAATCAAAAATCACAAACAAAGGAAAAGAGTTAATCGAAAGAAGCCTTGCAAGTAAGAAGCCATTGCTTATTCAGTACGTTATCATCGCTGATAAGGAGATTTCAGGGAATATTGGCAAAGAAGTAGAAGCTTTAAATGCATCTACAGCTTACGATAAGCACAAGGCTCTTATATCGAGTGTAAGTAGCAGAAGTGAAGGTATTGTTTGCAGAGTTGATATTAATAATGAAAACAACAACGGAACGCCTTTAACAGAAAGCTATCGGATGAGGGTATTTCAACTTATGGCAATGGTTGAAGGAGACAGTAAGCCGACACTGCTTGCCTATGCTTATGCAAATGAGCCGGACTTTATGCCGAAATATGAACCCGGAAAACCTGTCAATGTAATCATGAATTGGTTCTTGAAGCTTAAAAACAGTGAACAGTTAGAAATCAAGATAGATAACAGTTCGGTTTATGCGCTTGCTTCTGATTTAGAATCTTTAAAAAGAGGATTGGAAGATGAAGAAATTGTTCTTTTGAGTGCGAATAAATGGACCGGTACAGTACCATATAACCAAACAGTCAATATATCAAGAGCAAGGACTACGGCAAACCTTGTCATGGGGAAAGCCTACACAAAAGACAATACCGTAGAAGAGATTGAAACATGGGACGAGATGGCATCGTTAATCACTAATGCGGAGGTCCAGAATGGTTCTGTCATCTTCTATTGTAAATCAGAGAAACCCAGTAAGGATTTTAGAGTAAAACTGAAAGGAGCGTTTTCATAATGAGTGAAGTATTTATACCGCTCGGCGGTGCAGGAGGAAAAAATAGAGGCGATGCAGTCCAGGTTGATGAAGATTATACCTATTTGAAAGCCGGAAATTCTGGAGTGGCATTGCCTTTGCCTGCAGGTAATTATAAAGCTATGAAAGCAGTGCACGGAGAGGAAAGCCTGTTTGCTTCGTATGGCGATGGAAAGAACGCAATTGTTTTTATGACAAACGATTTTTTGAAAAAAGTCACGCTGGATTATTTCGGAATCGCAAGTATCACAAATTTTAGTTTCGCCCCACGAGGACATAGACAAACCATGTTTACATGGGCAAAGCCTTCCGGTGGGGCGATGTGGAGTGGTGTGAGGCTTATTGTTTGGAAAAAAAGTGACTCCAAGCCGAGGAATCCCGACGATACTTCAGGGACATGGATACGTGATACTGCTGATACTTATATTGTTACCCCATTGTTTCCGGATGTTCCTCATTACATTAAGGCTGTTTCCTATGTTTCGGTGAACGGAGGTAGGTGGTATCAAGATTTTGATTCTGCACCTACCTTGGAGTTTACACCAACACAAAAAAGTGGCGCAATAACACTGTCCACAGGAGCCGGAACATGGACGGTACCGGACAATGTGTACAAGATACGATACATTTTGGTTGGCGGTGGTGGAAGAGGCGGTTACTCTAATGGCTTTTATGCTTCTGGAGGAGGTGGAGGCGGCTACTTTACAACTGGATATATGAACGTAACACCCGGGCAGCGGTTTAATTGGATAATACCGTCTATTCCATATATTACTGATGGGATAGTACCGACTGAAGTCAGGAATTATGAATCCGGTGCGCGCCTTCCGCAGTATGACACGGTTTTTGGTAGCATCCGTGCAGATTATGGTTTCCCTCCTCCTGAGAGAAAATGTTATACAAGTAAATCTGCTAAGACCTTTAGCCAGTGGGCGAGCGGAGGTAACGGCGGAAGTGGTGGTGCAGCGTTTGGTGGGGCTCCCGGAACAAATGGTAATGACGGGTCTGGAGTAATGCCCAATAGTAATACTGGCAGGGGAAAAACGAGTGAAACCGTAAGCATCGACCTTTCCCCCGGCGTAGGACAGCACACCAGCACCACGGGTTTCAATGGCGTACTATACAGTAGTGGAGGTTTGTCTGGAGTACTAGCGCAAGCCAACGTTGGAGTAAACGGTGCGGACGGGCTTGGAAATGGGGGAGGGGGTGCAAATCACCCACAAAGTAAATATGAAGCAGGGTGCATCGGCGGTAAAGGCGGAACCGGATGTATCTATATCGCTTGGGGAAGCCTAATGAATGATGGCACTTAATAACTCATTGACTTCTTTTCATGAATACTCTATTTTTTAGAATTGAAAAGAGGAATTCATTGGAAAGAGGTAAAGTATGAATAATTCATCCATATCTGACTTTACGTGGGATGATTTTGAGAAGGAATTTTATACTCCGGAAGAGATAGAAGCGAGTAACCGAAGAGCAAAAAAAGATGGTCAAGCGTGACCGAAGAAGGATGAGGAAGCGGAGAAGAGAAAGAGCGGAAATATTTAAGCGTATTTCAAAGTAGCAGAATAATGTATTACAGTCCTTGAGAGGATGTTCCATAGCGGAGCGTCCTCTTTTTATATACACAAAAAAAGAGAGGAGAAAGAATGAAAAGAGATTTTGCTTTGATTAAGCCCAATTCTGAATCGGGTGAGCATGAGGTGATGACAATCACCATTTTTGACAATCCGACCGAAGCGGATATGGCTGCACGGGCGATTTACGGAGCGACCGCATACGCCAAAGAGTCCTCCATGTGGGATGTTAAGCTACCAACCATCGTAAAGGATGGCACTTTCTACAATCTCAAAATGACGGAACTTCGTGGCGAAAATGGCGATGCGCAGAACACCAGAGTAGGAGAGACTCCGGCTGAGAGAATCCTTACGCAATCAGAGCAGATTGCTGCACTTGAGCGGTCGAGAGAGGAGCTGCGAGAAGCAGTGGATAAGCTGACACTGAATAGTCTCGGCAGTTTGAATTTCGGATTGGAGGGATAATACGATGTACGAATGCTTACTTAGACTTGCAATGCATAAACAAATCGGAAAAAAGGAACTCGACATCTGTATCAAGCGTGGATGGATAACTGCCGAGCAACGAGATGAGATTCTACGGTTGGTAGCAGAACATGAGAAGGAAGAGGAAAAAGAGAAAGGGGAGAAAGGGAATGAATGATAGATTTTAACGCACTGTTTAGCCTGATGGACGTAAACACAGTTCTCACCTCGTTCTGTTGGATTACCGTAGCAATTTTCACGGTAGCACAGAAATACGCACCTAAAGGAAAAAAGCCATGGAGCATTATTCTTTCCTTCATTGGACGGGAGATAAATGCGGAAATCATTCAGTCGTGCGATGAATTGTCAAAGCGGATTGACGGAATTAGTGCAGAACTCTTCAAAACACAGGAGTCCATTACGGAAACAAAAGACACCATTAACAAGGTGCAGGATTTTGCGCTTGAAACACGAGCCATCGCTGCAAGGGTTCGGATTTTGCGTTTCGCTGATGAAATTATAGGGAAACAGGTTCACAGCAGAGAAAGCTATGTGCAAATATTTACGGATATAGACACGTACGATAAATTTTGCCGAAGCCATCTGGATTTCAAGAATCATAATACGGTGAGCGCAACAAGGCTTATCAATGATGCGTATGATGAGCGGTCAAGAAAAAATGATTTTTCACGGTAGAAAGAGAGGAAAAGAAAAATGGATTTTGGAATTACATCGGTAGTAGCAATCACAGTAATCACATACCTAATCGGAATGGGGTGCAAAGCATGGGAGAAGCTGGACAATAAGTTCATCCCTGTAATTTGCGGATTTGTAGGAGCAGTCCTTGGAGTCGTAGCCATGTACACCATGCCCGATTTTCCTGCAAAGGATATTTTAAACGCCGTTGCGATTGGAATCGTAAGCGGTCTTGCCTCTACGGGAGCAAACCAAGTAGGGAAACAGCTTGCTACAAAATAATTATTATAAGGGGTTCGGCATCCGTAAAATGCCAAAAAAACAAGCGGTTTCCCGACTTGATTAATATATAAAAACTTTTATTAAAAGAAGAGGAGAGAAAAACTATGAAGACTGGAAGAAAAGCAAGCAGAGTTTACGAGGGTATGAGAGAAGATGAGAAGGAGCAGAAAGTTCCGGTACCTAGCAAGGGTAAGGTGGATAACACCAGAGGACCTCTTGGCTACAATCACGGAGTCGGAGAGGAGGATAAGGGACATGGCCCGGGAGTGACACCGAATCCGGATAAAACCACGGGTCCGGGTGTTGGACTTAAGGGAAATGCTGCTGACAATTCTCCGAGTCCTGTTCCGAGAAAGAGATAAGGACAACGGCATCCACTAGGGGCAGTACAGAAATGTATTGCCCTTTTTTTATTTACGGAGTTGAGAAAAGTTGAGAAGAGTTGAGAAATAACTTCTCATCTAGGAAGGAGAGAGTATGAATCCTTATCAAAGAGGGCAGAAAGCATTGTGCGGAGATTACTTTAAATCTACACCGAACGGGGCGAGCCAATTCAAACGTGCCGGCCGATGGTATACAAAACCACAAGCAGGCGATGTATCTTTTTACTTTAGCGCAGAGAAAAATAGAATTGCACACGTTGGCATTGTTGATGGTGTCATAGCACGGGATTTAGAGGCATTGGAAGGAAATACATCCGGTGCAGAAAGAGACAGAAACGGCGGAGAGGTACGGAAGAAAAGATACAATAATTTCAAAGTTGCACCGAGAGCGTGGATTTGCGGATTCGGAAGACCTGTATATGGGGATGAAACTTGCACTGTAGAGGAGCTACTAGAGGTTGCAAGGAATGAAATCGGCTATGAAGAAAAGGCATCTCCAAATAGCCTCGATGATAAACACGCAAATCGAGGGAGTAAGAATTATACAAAATACGGAATGTGGTACAACGGAGGAAAGGCACTGTCTGAATATTGGTGTGCTGAATTTGTAAGTTGGTGTTTTTATCAAGCTTGCAAGCTTCATCAAGAGAGGAAAGCT